CAGAAAAATTTGTAAGATATGTTTCTAGCATAAGAAGTTTATTTCCTCAGCAAGCAATTATTGCTGGTAATGTTGTGTCCCGTGAAATGACTGAAGCTTTACTATTGGCTGGTGCTAATATTGTTAAGATTGGTATTGGTCCCGGTTCAGTATGTACAACTAGAAAGGTTGCTGGTGTTGGCTATCCGCAACTGTCATGTATTATGGAATGTGCTGATGCCGCACACGGACTTAATGGTTATGTTTTATCGGATGGTGGTTGCACTTGTCCGGGTGATGTAGCCAAGGCATTTGGAGCGGGTGCAGATTTTGTTATGATTGGTGGTATGTTTGCTGGAACTGATGAATCTAATGGCAAAATTATAATGAAAGAATTAGAAGGATCTTTATATCCTGTTTCTAAACAATTTTATGGTATGTCATCAGATACGGCTATGGAAAAATATGCTGGAGGTGTGGCTACCTACAGAGCATCCGAAGGTAAAACCGTAGATGTTCCATATACTGGCCCAATATCAGAAGTAATGAAGTCAATTCTTGGTGGTGTAAGATCGGCCTGTACTTATGTTGGTGCTGATAAACTAAAGGATCTACCAAAAAGAACTACATTCGTTAGAGTTAACAGACAGCTTAATGATTTCTTTGAATAAGGAGTAGCCTATGAGATTAGTACTTGATGTTGAAGCTAACGGATTAAATGAAGTTGCTATTGATGGTAACAAGATTACTCCAGAAGCTACTATTATTCATTGTGCTGTAGCACACGATCTTGACTCAGGTACTACCTATAAGTTTACTCCAGAAAATATTATGACCCTAGTAAGTCTTTTAGATAAAGCAACCCTAATAATCGGTCATAACATTTTCTTTGATGTCTCTGCTATTCGTAAGATTCTTGGTAATTTTAAGTGTACTAAATATCACGATACATTAATTATCTCAAAGTTAATGTATCCAGATATTAACGATCATCCTCTTGGTGATAACTCTCTTCAGTCTTGGGGTAAATTCCTTAAGAATGATAAGATTGATTATCAAGGAGGGTGGGAAAAGTTTAGTGATGAAATGCTTGTATACTGTACACAAGATGTTATGCTTACGGCTGAGATCTTTCGCTATCAACAATCTGTCTGCAAAGTGCCACAACGAGTAATTCAGTTTGAGCATCTTGTATCTAAAGTACTTGCTGAACAAACTTTTACTGGTTTTGGTTATGATGCTGCTGGCGGCGACCGTTTAATTGGAGAGCTTCTTATTGAGAAGGCTCAGATTGAAGACGAGATGCGTACTATCTTTCCAGATAAAGTTGAAGAAAGATGGTCTACCAAAACAGGTAAGCGTCTTAAGGATAAGATTGAAGTTTTTAATCCCGGTAGCCGTCAGCAAATTGCAAGTAGACTATTTGATAAATATGGTTGGGAAGCACCACTAACAGACAAGGGTAATCCAAAAGTTGATGAATCAGTTTTATCAAAACTAGATTATCCTGAAGCTAAGAAACTGGTGCAATACTTTGACTGTATTAAATTAATGGGACAGGTTGAGGATTGGAATACAAGAATCCACCACTCTAGGGATGGCCGTGTTCATGGGCTTGTAAACGCACAGGGAGCCGCTACAGGGCGTTGTACACACAGTCAGCCTAACATGGCACAGGTTAGCAAAGACAAGCGTGCTAGGGCTTTATTCTGTCCTATAGAGCCAGATCATGTTCTTGTCGGTGCAGACTTGCAAGGTCTTGAATTAAGAATGCTATCCCATTTTATGGCTAAGTATGATAATGGTAAGTATGGAGATAAGATTCTTAATGATGATATTCATACTTATAATCAAAAAGCAGCAGGACTCCCTAATAGAGATGCTGCTAAAACCTTTATCTATGCTTATTGCTATGGTGCTGGAGATGAAAAACTAGGTAAAATTATTGGTGGTAATCGTAATGCTGGTAGTCAAATTAGATCTAAATTCCAAAAAGAAATTCCTGCATTAGACAAAGTTCAACAAGAAGTAAAATATTCTGTGGCAAAGACTAAGGGTGTTCAATTACCAGATGGTCGTACTGTTCCAGTAAGATCAGAACATGCAGCACTAAACACACTACTACAGGGTTCTGGTGCTATCGTAAGTAAACTATGGATGTGTATTGCTTATGTAAATCTTAAGAAAAAGTTTGGTAATGCTGTTAAACAAGTTGCTTATGTTCACGATGAACTACAATATTCATGTCATAAGAATATTGCAGATGAAGTTGGTAAAGTTATAACTGCTGCTGCTACCGAAGCTGGCGAAAAGTTGGGGCTTAAGATACGGATTGATGCCAATTATTCTATAGGTAAAAACTGGAGTGAGACACACTAATGAAAGCAGAAATATATGTAGCATTTTATGATTACTCTTCTGGCTTAGGTTGGTGGAGATCACAGTTAATTAAAATACTAACAAAATCTAAAGTAAATCATGTTGGATTAATCTTTAGTTTTCCTTTTGCTGATATAACTCCTATGGTTATAGATGGTAAAGAAACTAGATTAATGACTACATTTATTTTAGAACAAAAGGGTGGTATATTAATCTATAAAAAGTTTATGGGAACTTATGATATTTGTTTAGAGGATATTAAACAATTAGCTATAGATCACCCAATTTGGACTTGGTATAAAGTGTTATTATGGTATTTATTTGGTAGATGGTTTGGTATTAAGCCTAATCACTGTGGTACACTTGCTGCTAATTGGCTTAATAAAAATCTAAAATATAATTTTAAACTAGGACACACACCGCATCTTTTTATGCAGGAGGTAAAGAATGATTATCATTATGATTGGCGGTAAGGCTAGAGTTGGTAAGACTACTCTTGCTAATGTAGTTGCGGAGTTTTGTGTAAACAATAACTTTACACCAAAAATGGTTCCTTTTGCTTATGGTATTAAGAAGGCAGCAGAACTAAAAGGATTAACAAAAGATAACAATCCAAAAGAATATCGTGAGTTTTGCCAAAACTTAGGTGAATCTATGCGAATTAAAAACCCAGATCATTGGGTAAATGAATGGAAAATAAAAGTTGAGCAAATTGCAAAAGAAGAACAACTTGCTTTACAAGATCAAGAAAATCTTGACACATTTAAAGAGCGTGTAGTTATTGTAGATGACTGTCGTTATATGAACGAAGTTGCTGCCGCTAGAGAATATAATGCAAATACAATCTTTATCAAGCAAGGTAAGAGAAAGTTATTTGATGATGAAGGTGAATGGAGAAATCATCCATCCGAAGAATTAGCTAATAGAGTTGAAATTAATGACAAAAATTATTCGGATGTTTTTAAATTTAAAATTCCAAATGATAGTTCTTTAATTGTATTTAAAAAGCATATACTAAAAAATATTCCAATTTGGTTAAATTTACTTGCTGATAATAATAAAGCTGAGTGTGATTGTGAACTTTGTAAAGCTAATAGAGAAAATCGTGACCCAGATCCAGAAAAAATTATTGAAGAGTTAATGGATCTTTTAGAAAAAGCTCTTGATGAGGAGGATAGACAAAATGAAAGCAATTCTTGATGGAGATATTCTTGCCTATCGTATAGCATTTAGAGCCGATTCTGAAGGTATAGAAGATATTGATTTATGGGTTCAAGATGCACTAGATGCTTGGACACCCCCACAAGTGACTGAAATAATAGTCGCTTTTTCGTGTTCAAGAAAAGACAACTTTAGAAGAAAGTTATGGGACTCATATAAAGCGCATAGAGATACAAACAAGTATGGCCCAGAATCAAGACTTGAAGTTGAGGAGTCAATCAAAAACCACTGTAAAAAGTTTGTTACAGGTAATCAGATAGAGGCGGATGACTTTATGGGATTAGCTGCCTCTAGCCCTTCTAGGGGTTGTATAGCCGTCACAATCGACAAGGATCTCCGTAGTGTACCGGGATGGCATTGGAACCCAGATAAAGAACTAGAGCCAGTCCTGCTAACAGAAGAAGAAGCAGATAGAAACTTTCATATTCAATGGTTAACTGGAGATACTACCGATAATATTCCCGGTATTTGGAAGATGGGACCAGCCAAAGCATCTAAGATTATAGATAGTGTTTCTATTTCTAATAGAACTCAAGCTGTTTTAGCCACATATGAACAGGCTAAAGATAGAGATAAAAATAAATACACTTATGATTATTGCCTGACTATGGCTAGGTGTGTAAGAATTCTAAGATATGGCGATGTTTCAGTAAATAAAATAACATCAAAATCCGTTGATAAAGAAATTAAACTATGGGTTCCCAATTGTTGGAGCTAAAAGATATTTTCAGAAAGGTAATACATGAAAAAGAATATATTAAGATGGG